TACAGGAGCAAAACCTTTTGGTAATTTATTTGAAAATTCTATAGATGAAATCAGAGAAAGTGAAGATTATTTAAATGTAAAAAATGGATGTTTAACTAATAAACCAACATCTCATTGTAAAAATTGTTCATATAAAGAGTTAACTCCTATGTTAACGTTAATTAGAAACTAAGTTATGGAAAAAATAAAATTTAATACAAGGTCTGAAAAAATATTAGTAGTAGCAGGTTGCTCTCATACGCAAGGTTCTGCTTTTATTAAGTCTAATCGATTTGACCCAAAAATAGGAAAAGTAAATAATAAAGGTGAAAAACTATACGAATTAGCATCTTATAAACTTAAAAAAAAGTACGATAAAGATTTTGTAACCTCAGACTGGTTAACTAAAAATTTAACTTGGGGAGGAAAATTAGGTAAAATTCTTAAGATAGATTCTATATTTAATTTTGGATTAGGAGGATTAGGTATAGATGCCGTAGTAAGAACTATATTTAATTATTCTAAAGATTTTACCTCATTAAGAGACCACTTATTTGTAATACAGGTTCCTTCTCCTGATAGAGATGAAATTTTAGCAAACGAATATAAGGTCCATAAGAGAGTAAATGATCAAATTATAGAAGATAATTGGGTACTTACTAATATTAAACACTATACTAACCTATACGGTGACGAATTTGGTTTTGCAGAAAATCAAGATTTTAAAAAAGAATATTTTCTAAGACACTATAATAGTAGTTTAGTTCAAATTAAAGCTTTAAAACAACTTTTAATTTTACAATCTTATATAGAAGGTAAAGGAGGTCAAGTAAGAATGTTTGTTAAACCTTTTAGCTCTCTTATTCCTTTACAAGTTGACGATGAAAAATTAAACGATCGTCTTTATAAAAATTACGAAAGTATATCATTTCATTCAGATAAAATTAAACATTTATCTTATAAAGAAATATACGATTCATTGAATTTAATAAATTTAGACGATTTACAAGGCTATAGAATAAAGTTAAAATGTAATAAATCTTGGACTCTTCATAGCGATGGTACTTTAATAGGAGATCACCATTATAATGAATTAGGAAATCAAGCATTAGCTCAATGTATATTTAAAAATATTGATAATAAAGAACTACCCTTCGTATATCAAAACACAGAAGAAAAAAACGGAAAAGAGGTATTAGGTAAATCTCTATTTTAATGAAAAGTTATTTAAAAAAAGTTATAAGAAAAACTAATCAAGAGGATAAAAGCAAGTATGAAATAAATCTAAGCCAGAACGAAAGAAATGCTAGTCTTCCTAATAGTCTATTTTTAAAGTTTAAAGACAGTATTACTGAGAAAGATTTATTTTTTTACCCTAATACAACTAACCTTATAAATAAAATTAGTTTTTATCAAGGTCTAAAGAGTTCTAATATTATGTTAACTCCTGGATCTGATATTGGAATAAAGACCCTATTTGAAGTATTTGATGTAAAGGATAAAAATATTATTACTACTAATTTTTGTTTTCCTATGTACGACGTATATAGTAACTTATATCAAACTGAGTTAAAAAAAGCAAGGTACAATAATACAACTTTTAATGTTAGGAGTATACTAGATAAAATAGATAAAGATACACAGTTTATTATATTAGCAAATCCAAATTCTCCTGTAGGAGATTACTACGACTTTAAAAAGATCGAAAAGCTTTTAGACACAGGAGTTTACGTTATTATAGATGAAGCATATCAAGAATTTACAGGTAAAGAAAGTTTTGTTTCGAAAGTTAATAAGTATAAAAATTTAATTGTATTAAAAACTTTTTCAAAAGCATACGGTGCTGCAGGTTGTAGAGTAGGTTATATAGCAAGTCACGAAGATAATATAGAACTTATTAGCAAGTTTAGATTTATGTATGAAATATCAAATTTAGGAATGAAGTATGCAGAGTTTATTTTAGATAATATAGATTATTATAATAGGTATATTGATAAAACTATGGAACTAAAAAATAAAACAGTTGAAAAACTTTCTATGAAAACTATTAAGTTAGTAGATACTTCATCAAGCTGGTTTTTTATAGAATCAAATCGTAAAATAAAAAGAATATTTGAAAAAAATAATGTTAGTTATAAAGAATGTAATCTTCCTATTAAAGGTAAGTTTATTAAGTTTAATTATGATTTAATATTAAATGATTCACAACTAATTAAAGATCTATTAAATGTATAGCTACTCAGAAAAAACTAAAGAACTATTAGATAAAGTACTAAAGGTAAACGATATATACCATATTAACTCCCTTCCTATTGAGTTTACCATTATGGATGTAAGCTATAAAGGAGATCCAGGTTTCTTGTCTTTTCAATGGCTTTATGATAGGTTAGGATTTTATAGTACAATAAGACAATATGATACCTTTATAAGGAGAATTGTTGAATTTCAACAAGCAGGAGATTATTTAAATACCTTAAGACAGAGGTTAAATATAACACATGAAATGATTAAATGTAATCTTGATAGTAATTTACCCGTTCATATTAGCTGCTGTAATTATGAAGGAAAAGAAGATAAAAAGTTATTAGATTTAAAAAATATTAAGAAACACGACTTTCTTGTAACTATTCATCCTGGTCAAACTAGAGCTCAAGGAAGTGTTTTTTTAAGAGATCCATTAAAAAACGTTTTACTTTACATAAAAAAAGATCAAAAAATTAAAGTTAAAGAATATAATTTTATAAAGAAAATTAGTAATAAGAAAGAATTACTAAAAGTTTTTAAAGAAGATAATACATTGATTGAAAGTAATAATAGTATAATCGATTTTTTTATGCCTGGTTCAAGAAATGATACTAAAAACGGTTTAAAATTTCATCCACAAACAGAGACTTTGATTTTAAAATGCAATAGTATAAAAAATCCCGATAAAGTTGGTAGTCTTCATTCTAGTGCTACATACCTTCCTAAAACGTTTATTTCGATGAATAATTTTAGTAAGATATTTTTTAATAAAGATTTAAACATATATACTGATCATATAGGAAAAGCAAAAGAACTAATTGAAGGTGGAAGAAAAGTAATCTTAAATAAAGTATTAAAAGAGTCTAGAGATAATCAACACTATCAACATCTTACTCGAATATCTCAAAATACATTAAAAGAAAGAGAATTAAACGGAAGTTCAACATGGGACAGATGGGCTAATATAGGAAAATTAGGACATGATTTTATAATACAGAACTTAACCGAAAAAGAATCTTTTATAGGAGAGATGACAAACAACCTAATAAAACTATCCTCAGAAGAAATTAAAAAAGATATAGGTTACCGTTTTATAGAGACTGATATTTCTAATTTTAAAAAAGTTGTAGAAAAGAACGAATACAAAGGTTTTTGTATTATAATAGATAATACTAAAATATCCTCTTGGAGTAGAGATATATTTGAATTACTCTTTTGTATACCTCCATCTCATTCTATAGCTAGAACTCATAACAACAGTATAGCTATTATTAATTGCGAACATAGTTACTGGGAAGGAAAAGGAAAACTGACTGAATATATTATTAATAAAAATTTTACAAAAGAATGGCAAGTATAGGATTTTTAACTCCATATAAACATTTACCTAAATTTAAAGAGTACGTAGAGTCTAACTTT